CCGCAAACCCTTGAATCTTTGAACCATTGTACAAATGAATCTCATATGTTGATCTATTAAATGATCTTCTGTTACCTTTCCAATAACAATCCTCTGGTATACACGATAAAAGACCACTGATCCCCTCAAAACAAACTCTCCTTAGATCTCCACCAGTTGGAGCAACTACAGCACACACCACATTCTCATTGTGCAAAGCAAAATGGATAATGTCTTCAGCACCAGTTCTTGTCTTCCCCCATCCTCTTCCTGCAAGTATTAACCAAGTTCCCCAATCTCCATTGGGTGTTCTTTGGTTCTCTCTACTGTTATGACTTGCCCAATCAATGTACGCTTTGTGTGCGACTCTTTGTTGGTGAAAAAAGTTTTTGGATTTCTGTGTAAGCATCTGCAAGTTCTTTTGCTGATGACTGCTCAGAGGTTGTGATGGTGGCATTCTCAGTTGATTCTCCAAATGCTAGTCTCCCTACTTTCTGTGCTTTCTCCAAAGCCATTGCTAAACTGTTTATCTCAGCACCCTTGAGAAGATGTATTGGTTTTAAATTTTTTTGTTCTTTTTCATCAAGGTTCTGACGCATTTTCAACTGTTGTGCTTTCTCATTATCAATTGTGAGGACATTTGCTATAGTTGCTTGAAGTGACCTAGCAAGTCGCAAGCTGTCAAAATCAAACTGAACTGACTGCTCAATCATTTGTTTTCTCTTCTTGCTATCCATGTCTTTGAGCATCTTAGCTTCAAATATCTCTCTTTCGTCTTTCCAATTCTCAGACTTTGATCTCCTGTGGATTGTGTTCCAGTGGATATCATAAGATTTTGCTAACTGTTCAATGGTTGGATATATGCGTTGTCCTTGAGCATTTTCTTGTCCTTGGACGTAAGCATTTCTTATTTCCATCCATTTTTCTGATGATAAATAATTTTTTTTACGCTGAACCATGTTATACTGTCGTTATCCCAATTGGAGCATGAAATGTATATACCTAATAAAAAACACACATTGAGCAAAAATCAAGTAGAAAAATTTATTCAATCTTGTCCAGAGACAGTAAACCCCAAAGAATTCATGTCACTTATGTGTCTGATGCTAGATTTATATGACTTTGACAAAACCATCATAGTCAGCATGATGAAGACAATGGCACATGAAATTGACAAGTATCAAGGGGAAGAATTTAAGTTTACAGAAAAACTATCTGTACATTAACCCACACAATTTCCACACTGTTTCCACACTATCTGAGAGAACTAGTAAAGACAACTCTGTTAGTTGTTGTTGTCTATCTTTGTTTTACTTTTCTTGGGGATGTGTATCAATGGATTTTCTAAAAACCTAAGATCATACTCTATTATCTTTTTATTGAGAGCATTGATTGAGTCTATCTGTTTTTTGTTTTTTCTATTCTGTCTCCATGCCTGATAAGACACAATCCACCTAGCAAACATTGTGACTCTCCCAAATCTTTTTGTCTCTTTGTTTCCATCCATAGGAATCCATAGATTGTCTCATAATCTTCTCAGCAGTGGGAGTCCATACCATAGCAGTTTCTTTTGCATATATCCATGCCCACAGTTCTTGACCAACCCTGTCCAGATCTTGATTGTCTCCAATGATGTGTCCTATCTCATGAAGAGCAGAAACATAGTAGCCAGTATTTTTTGTAGGTCGTATCTGGATTTCTCTCTTTCTTGGGTTTGCCCAGTAACGAGGTTCAGCATCATCCATACTCTGATAATTGACCTTGATGTTATTCAAAGCACATATCTCTTGGACATGGATTGCCATATCAATTCTTCTGATTGTCATCTGATCCCCCTCCATATATCTCTGGTTTGTAATCTTTGAAAACTTCCTTGTTGAGAAAACCTTGGAAAGCATCTTCTCCAAACTGAACTCTTTCCATAAATTTTTTCAGACTTTCTCTTGGGGATGTAGACTCTCCATCTTGATCTAAGCCAAGCATCAATCCTCTGTTGACAAGTGCTTGTTTCCCCCAATCTGTGGAGAGCAACCAAGGGCATTTCATCTCACGATAAAGTCCCTCTTCATCTACAAATATGCCATCCATTTTTTTGTTCACACTGACAACTTCAAATGGTCTAGCACCTATCAGCTCATATATTTTTTCGTTGTTGTTGTTTGGTAGCGTTACTTTCTCAACCTTCTGTTCCCAAGGGTCAATCAAGTAACCAGATACAATCTTTGTAATCATTTTCTTTCCTTATTTATTATTCGCATCTCCTTTAAAATAAGGAACAAAAAATTGATTGTCAATACATAAACATCAAAAAAAAGTTAAAAAAAAGTGAAAAAAAGTGAAAATAATTGCATTTTTCTATTGTTTACCTGTTGACATTCCTGATTTTATACTATATTCTGTATATATAAGGATGAAAGAAAAGGAAAAAAAATGACAAACTTATTAGAAAATTTAACATTTGGTATTGAGAGTGAGTTCATCAGAGTATCAACCAGAGAACTTGTTGATCATGTAAGATCAAACACATCCATCCCAATGAGATTAGAAAGATATGGTCACTCAGTACCAAGTCAATGGAAAGTGACAACTGACCAAACTGTATCCACTAACTACAATTTCTCAACTGGTGAGGGAAATGGTGGTGAAGTTGTTTCTCCAGTTCTTAAAGGTCAAAGAGGATTGGATGAAGCAGAAGAAATGTTCACAGTGATCAATGACAGAATTGATGACAACATTGACAGAAACTGTGGTCTTCATGTCCACATTGGAAAAGTTGGTGGATGGTCAGTTGAAGAAATCAAAAAGATTTACAAGAGATGGATTGACTTTGAAGATCAGATTGATGAATTCATCCCAAGATCCAGAAGAGGAAATTCAAACAGATGGTGTCAATCAAACAAGACTCAACAGAGATTCAATACTTGGATGGAAAGATTCAATGGATCAAGAGTTTCAGATCTTGGATACAATGTTGACACAAGATACACAAAGTTGAATCTGGCATCTCTTTCAAGACAAGAAACAATTGAATTCAGACATCACTCTGGAACAACTAATCCTAAGAAGATTGTTTCATGGATCAAGTTTCTTGTAGGTTTTATTGAAGCATCTCTTTCATCCAACTTTGATGCAAAAACTTACAAGAGACAATCCAAGAAATCTTTTGCAGAGATCAGAGAAATTACTTCACAGTATGGATTTGATTTTTCTTACAGAGGGAGAAAATGGATCATCTCAAATTCAGATCAATCATTTGAATTTTCTACATCAGAGATGTTATCTTTTTATGATAACAGAACTTCATCATTTGACAAAACTGGTGTTTCAACTGGATCAATTCATTTGAACGATACATTCAATTCTTTCTTGTTTGATTATGGTATCGTGACCACTCAACCAGATACTGGTCTGTACTTCAAACAAGATCAAGAAACAATCAATTACTTAGAGCAGAGAAAGAGAGATTTATCATAATGTTATATATTGCCTATGGTTCTAATATGAACAGGGATCAAATGTCAGTTAGGTGTCCCCATGCAAAACCTTTGGGGGCATACTACCTTGATGGATGGAGACTTGTATTCAGAGGTGTTGCTGACATCATGAAAGACAAAGATGCAAGAGTGCCAATTGTTTTATGGGACATAACCAAAGAATGTGAACAGAACTTGGACAGATATGAGGGAGTTCCAAGACTATATCGCAAGGTCAAACTCTACAAAGACAAGACAGAATATTTGACATACTTGATGAATTCAACATCCTTTGCTCTCCCACCTCAACCATACTACGAGGGTATTGAAGATGGATACAGACATTTCTTCAAGAAGGATTTCTCAAAAGCGAAAGTCTTTCTTGAGGACGCACTTGGATATACTGAACATTCAAAACCAATGGGATTTGGTGGTCACTATCCATTGCGATTCAAAGGAAAACCCATCAAGTATTCTCAGTAGACTTTTGGAGGAGCAGTTGATTTTTTGTCTGCCATGACTTTGAATATTCAGTGTTTGCAAATAACTTGCTGAAACCAGTGATATGTTTAAGTCTGACAATTTCATCTGCTTCCATTCCAAGATGATTACATATCATTGCATCATCCCATCCATTTTCTAACATCTCAAAAACCATGTTAGACATTCCTTTAATAGAATGAGATCCTCTTGCTCTATTATGTCTGACAGTTGATGCCATCCTCTCATTCATAGTTTTGTCTAAGACAACAATGGGTAGCTTGCCCTCTGTTGATTCAAGGATATCTTTGTTCTTCTTTGCCACAAAGTATCTATGGAATCCATCAATGATTATGTATTTATCAATCTGCTCATCATAAATTGTGACAATTGGTTGTGTATATCCATCCTCTCTGATGCTGACATATAACAGTTTCATCTCTGTTGATGCTACAGAGTTGGGATTGTAATTGTTTGCTTGTATCTGATCAATGGGAATCCAGTGAACTTTATTTATTGGATGGTCTTCAAGTGCCATAATATCCCTCGTCTGGTATATATTTTCCATATGCTCTTGGTTGTCTTAGGTGTGTCTTCAATCCTCTTTTATATTCAATGTACCTGATCACAAAGGGATTAGATGTCCAAGTGTCAATCTTTGTAAAGTCAATATCATTTGCTAAAACTGTGTTACACTGTCTCTTATACATATCCTCTTTGAGAAGCATATCATCAAAATCAATATCCATCTTTGCAAATTTCTTTCTAAATTTTTCCCTATGCTCATCAGATGTTGTCAGATGATCAATCAAATAGTTTCTATACTCTATCCAATCATTGAACATTGGTGGCAATTCCTTGATCTGAAACATATCACTCTTTTTCAAATGTTTTGTCTGATTGATTCCTTTTAATCTCATGACTAGCTTGTCCCATGTGTCACCCTCTAATTCATGCAAATAAAAAAGAGAGTGCGTTGCTGTTTCGTGATGAAGATTGGAAACACGCATTTGCTTCAGTGGGATTCCTTTTCTATAATATTCATCATAGATTTTACAATAACTCCACCCATTATCATGTATTGCTTTCCATACATCTTGAATTGACCAGTCATATATTGGATAAAAATTATACTGATCTTTGTGTTTTTTTGCTCCCCAAGTTATGTGCTTGTAGGTAACGCCACTGCCAAGACCAGTTAAGCGCGAAGGACTTTCCTCTGCTCGCATGCCAACAATGAAGCATGCCTTTTGCTTTGGGAAGTAGTAGCGTAAAATATTTGCCCACAATGGATGAAATCTTTCTGTCCCATAATGATTTTCTTTTATTGCTATGTCCTCTTTCTCACGCATCCATTCTTTTCCTTCATCCCAACATCTGAGAAAAGGCTCTCCAATGGATGTAGCATTCTTCAGTAATATTGGACATTGAATCCAGTATGGCTCTACATCTGGATCATTCATAATCTCTCTGACATGATCCACGACCAACTGCCACTCTGCTTCCTGATCAAGAAATAATACTTTGAGAGGAAGTTTATTTTTTTCTCTTGCTATGATTTTGCAAAGATTGAAAATAATGGTGCTATCTTTTCCCCCTGATATACAAACCATCATGTTTTCAAATTCATCAAATAAATATCTGATTCTGTCCAATGCCATATCAAAAACATTTACATCTGAATATATTTTCATTTTTGTAATCTTTTGATAGTTTTATCTAATCTTTTTTTATTTAATTCATTTCCTCTAAATGATATACCTCTATCAACAGTTGCCTGTGCTGAATAACCCATCCCACACATAGGATCTAAAATTATTTTTGCATCAACTGGACAATATATTTTAAAAATTTTATCAACTAACTTATAACCTTTTAAACCAATGCAGGCATTGTAAAAAAAATCCATAGTCAAATAATGATCAATAGGTTTTTTGCTTAAGACATGAATATCTAACGGCAACATTTTTGATCCTGCGTTATATAAACTTTCAAAAGATCCATTATGAATAAAACCAAATTTATTTGCTAATTTTTTTATATCATCATTCCATCTTTGACCATACTCAATGACAACCCTATCTTTGCTGTATTTTTTAAGAATGGAAAATAAAACATGAATAAAATTGTTGTAGTCAATGTGATTTCTTTCAGCTCCTGTCATTTTAAAATTCATAGTTTGCCAATACTTCAAATTTCCTTGACCCCAAGGGGGATCTGAATAAATAAAATCTGCTGTCTCTTGGAGCATGAGATCATCAATGCCATCCATAATATCACCACATTTAACTCTGTGTTGATAAATATTTTGTATCATTGTATTTGCTTTCCTGAAAATGAAGATATGGCCTTAAGTCTTTTTCGTATCTAAAACCATTGTTGCCTCTTGACTCTTTTCTTATATATCCCTTTGGTACGAAAAATTCCAAAGAAGAATCTGCTGTATAATCAATTTTGGTACAACCATATTGAATTGCTATTTTCTCTCGTTCCTCTGTGAGCCTTGAACTTACTCCCATTCGTCTAAATCTAGGTAATATAAAATCACTGCAATGTCTTGCGTGATACTTTGTCAAAAATAAAATTTTACACACTCCCATCAACTCTAATGATTGATATTTTGGAAAATCTTCATCGCCCTCTCTACGATAAGCACCAAACCAAAAATTGGGTTTTTTGTGTTGAGCAAACATAGCAAATTCTTTTGGATATTTTTTTGGAATCCATTTTATCTGTTCCCATGATATTTGTTTTACAATTATTTCCATTAATTGTTTCCAGATATTTCAAATTTATGTAAACATTTTGGACAAACAACATCTTGGGTGTGTACTTCATTCAAAGAAATGTTTTTTTGTGATTCCTCTGCTTTGTAGATATCATCAGGAGAAACTTCTGAGTAAGTCATTGATGGCATGACAGAGGGTGTAAAATTTGCAAGTATGGATTGATCAAATCCAGTGAGATCAACATCAAAACCATTATCAACAAGTTGTTTTAATTCTGAATGCAACAAACCCATGTCCCAAGAAGAATTCTCTGATATTCTGTTGTCTGCAATTACAAATGCTCTTTTCTGTTCATCACTCCATCCTTTTGCCATTATTGTTGGAACTTTGGAAATACCCAAGTTTGATGCCGCAGAATATCTTGCGTGTCCTGCTATGATCGTAAAATCCTCATCAATTAATATAGGCATTGTCCATCCCCATTCAGTGATTGCATTTTCAATTTGTTTTATTTGCTCGTCTGAATGAATTCTTGAGTTTTTTTCGTAAGGTTTAAGTTTTGCAAGTTCTACAGTTTCAAAATTTTCAGTTGCCCAGTTTTCCATGATTCACCTATATCTCCTCATTTTTTTCAATGTAGATATGTTTTGATAAATCATAATGAAACTTTCTGACTCCAATAGTTCCATAAAGTCCCTGCTCTCTGATCTTTCGTGTGATGACGTTTGTTTCATTTTGTTCAAAATCCCTATGGATCACCAGACCTACATCTGCCATGTTATTCCAGTGTGCCGCACCTGATACGTCATATAGAGATGGAGCAGGAATAACTCCATCTATTCTACTCATTTTGTGTGGATGTGCAACCATCCATATTACCACCTCATGAGATCTGCAAAATTGTTTACAAGCAGATATTAAATTCCTTATGTGGATATCTTCTCTCAATGAGTTGTCATCTGCTATCTCATTGTAAGGATCAATAATAATTCCTTTGACCCCATTTCTTATACAAGCAGATCGCATTTTTTTTAGAATCCAATCAATGTCTGGAATATCATCTGTATTCTCTACAAAGAAAAATTTATGATCCAAGAAGTTCAGTGCTTCTGTAAGTTCTTCTTTTGTCATTCTTTCATTTATTCCATGATCAAAAGGTTTCTCAACATACTTCTCTGCTAATCTCCTAATGTGCATTGGTGTTGAATGTTCTGGAGAAAAGATAGCAAAATTCCATCCCTCTCTTTTTGCAAGATTCATAGCAAGTTGATCAATAAAATTTGATTTACCATGATTGGGAACACCAGTGACTAGATTGAATGTTCCTGTCATTAC